ACTTATATTAAAAAGTAAGTCAAGGTTTAAATAATACCTATCACTCTTCGAACACATATAGCATATATCTATAAGTCCTCAAGAGATACAAATTATAAACAATGCAAACAAACGCAAAAGTAATACCCGAAACAAATAAGTATTATTCTAATATATACGCTGAAGACTTTGTATATATTCCAAGAATATACGGCGGACTAAACGGCGTTAATAAGTTAGTTGAAAAGGACGGCTCAAACTATAAAGGTTATTTAAAAACTTTTAAAATCGGAAGCCAAACTTTTACACTAACTGAAAACTCACGTTGGTTTGATAATTCGGGTATGCCTTGCCAATGTCCTGAAGGCGTTAAGACGGCTGACAAGCTGAGCATTTTAAGAGCTGAGCTAAGCCGAGTTAATGACGATAAGAAGTGGCAAGACTACAAAAGAAAAGTCTTCAAAAAATAAGCTGAGCTGAGCTTATCGGAGCTAGGCGGGGAAACTCGCCTACTCCAATTTAACAATTAACAAAGGAGCAAACTATGTCAATTTATATTGATAGTTATAACATTAAGATAGAAGGCGAAGACCACGAAGCTAAGAGCAAAAAAGCACCTATAGTTGATAAGCTAAATATGTCTTCTAAAGATGGTATGAACAGTAAAGCGTTCATAGATATGGTTGAGCAAATAGGTGACAGCCACGACGCTAGATGTGATGTTCATTTTACAGTAACAATGAAACAACACAGCTACTAATATGAAAGCATTTAATTTCATACTAGCTGATAAAACTGAAACTCTTAACAGTATGAGCTTTAAAAAAGCTGTTAAGAGCTTTCAAAACAAACACCCAAACTTAAAGGAAGTTATGATTAAATACATTAACAAGAAAAAGCATAAGATTATGCGACTTGTTAAACTTCCAATAGGTAGAAAGAAGAGGATAGGCAAATGATTGAACTATTTGAACTGTTTTGGTCAGCACCTATTGAGCTAAGAGTTATAATATTAGGCGGGTTAATCTCGCCTTTTATTCTTTTAAGAAATAACAATGACAAAAAAGGAACTTATGAATATCACGATAATTGCTATTGTGATATTTGTAAGCATATAAGGAGCTATAAATGAGTGATAATAAATATATCTATAAGCGTAAAGACGGCGGTGAAATATGGTGCTATGGCAAAGCTATTGAAGATATGACACAAGAAGAAAAAGAAAATGGTTATACTTTCAACGTGGTTTGTGATGATGATGAATACGACACATTACTAGCAACCATTGATTTGACAGAAGAACGTCATAATAGTTGGGACAAAGTTTGTAGTATTCTTGAAAACCTACAAATGTTTAAAGGAACAACTATTGAGCAGATAACGTATGGATAATATTAAGAAATTCTCTTAGGCTAGAGCTCAGCCTAATAGATAGGGGGTACACCTAGCGGGGTACTCCCGACTAAAGTGCCCGTATGTAGAAGCACAAACATAAACACAATAACTTATAGGAGTTTATAAAAGATGAATAACGGAAAACAGACATTACTAGAAATAATGCCTAAATACTCAGACCAATTAAAACACGAGAAAGAAATGGCTGAGCTAGGAAAACATAGAACTAACAAAAGACGTGTCTCACACGTTGAGCGTGAGGAAGAGTCAGTGACGAGCTATGGGAAAGTTATGGTTGCTAACACAATCAGACCTTTAGCCAATGCCATAGCTGAATATATACAAGAAACATCTAAGAAGACTATAGGAAAGCCACCTATTGCTTTCGTTAAAATGTGCGAAGTCTCACCCGAAATATTAGCCTTAATTACAGGCAAACATATTATTAATACAATTACACAATATAAACCTTTAACTGCCACTTGCATTAGTCTTGGCGGTAAGATTGAAACTGAAATAGCTTTAAAGAACTTTAAGTTTTTAAACCCTGAGTTATACGAAGTAGTAAAAAAAGATTTAGATAAAAGGTCTTGGAACTATGTCTATAAAAGACGTAAGCTAAGAGAAAGTGCTAAGCGTGGTGTAGTAAAATGGGAAGAGTGGACAACACCTGAAAAGCTACACGTTGGATTAAAACTAATTGAGATGTTGATTGTCTCTACAGGTTTAATTGAAATTGGTATGGAAACTATCAACCATAAAAAAGCTAAGATTATCAAACAAACATTAAAGACTAGAGAGTGGATTAAAAATAGAAATACTTTTAATGAGCTATTAAACCCTGAATACTTACCTACAGTTTTACAGCCTAAGATGTGGACAGCCGTGACAGGCGGTGGATATTGGACTAAAGAACTCCCTGAGTTAGATTTAGTGAAACAAAAGAATAAACATTTTAAGAGAGAGCTTGAGAACTTTGATATGCCTGAAGTTTATAGTGCTATCAATACTATGCAAAGCACACCTTTTAAAATTAATAAGTTTATTTTAAGTGTTATGCAAAAAGCGTGGGACAATGGTGATGCTATTGGTGGTATGCCACCTAATACAAATTTAGAGATACCTAATAAGCCTCACGATATTGAGACTAATAAAGAATCAAGAAAAGATTGGAAAAGAAAAGCCGTTATTGCTCATACTGAAAATGCTCGTATGTTTTCTAAAAGATTATTGTATGCAAAGATAATTTGGTTAGCACAAAAGTTTAAAAACTATGCAACCTTATATTATCCTTTACAATTTGATTTTAGAGGTAGAGCTTATTGTGTCCCTGCTTTCTTAAACTATCAAAGTATTGGTGGAGCTAAGGCTATGCTTATATTTTCTAATGGTAAAGAAATAACTCCTGAGAATAGAGGTGAGTTTTGGTTAGCTGTACACGGAGCTAATATGTATGGTGAAGACAAAGTATCTTTAGAAGATAGAGTTAAGTGGGTAAATGATAATGAGCAATGGATAGTTAAATGTGCTCAAGACCCTTTTACAAATAGAGAGTGGGAAGATGCTTCAAATCCTTTTCAGTTTCTAGCTTGGTGTGATGAGTGGACACGTTATCAAAGTAGAGCTTTAGGTGAGAAGTTTATATCTCATTTACCAGTTAATGTTGATGGTAGCTGTAATGGTCTTCAATTATATTCTTTAATGTTAAGAGATAGTACGGCGGGTAAGTTAGTTAATTTAATGCCTACAGATAAACCTCAAGACATTTATCAATTAGTAGCTGATGCTGTTAATGAGAAGTTAAAGAAAGATGTTGAATACAATAGACTTGAATTTCCTCGTGGTCAAAGACCTTATGCTCAGGCTTGGTTAGATTACGGAGTTAAAAGGTCAACAACTAAAAGAAGTATTATGACAATTTGTTATGGCTCTACAAGATATTCTTGTACGGATTTTGTCATAGAAGATTTAACGAAAAGACAAGATAAAGGTGAGCATCACCCATTTGTTACTGATTTATTTAAACCTGCATCTTATTTGGCTAGTGTCATTTGGGATAGCATTGGGGACAATTTAAAATCAGCAAGAGTGGGTATGAAATACTTACAGGATATAGCTAAGATTGTTTCAAGAGAACAATTACCTATACACTGGGTTACACCAGTAGGATTTCCAGTTTATCAATCCTATCCTGAAATGAAGTCTAAAAGAGTTAAAGCTATGCTTATGGGACAAGTTATAAAACCCCGTATTAATGCTGAGACTGATAAGACAGATAAACTTCGTATGTCAAATGGAGTAGCTCCTAACGTGGTGCACTCAGTTGATTCTGCGGGTATGATTAAGACTGTTAATGTGGCTTACAAAAATGGAATTAAAAACTTTTGTAATGTGCACGATAGTTTTGGTACAACTGCGGGTGATGTAGAAATGTTAAATAAAAGTTTAAGAGAAGCCTTTATTGAAATGTTTTCTAATCACGACATATTAGCAAAGTTTAAGGAAGATGTTGAAAAACAACTACCTGATAAACTAAAATCTACGTTGCCTGAAGTACCCTCAAAAGGTGACTTAGATATTAATAAATTGAGGGAAAGTAAGTTCTTTTTTGCGTAAAAGCATTAAAGTACCCTTACTTAGAACAATAATAGAGGAGACATAAGAAAATGGCGAAAAATAGTTACGTCAAGGTTGTATCACCCGTTGGAGTTTCGCAATATGCGTGGCTGACAACACCCGATACTCGTTTTGATGAGACTGGTCATTATAAGACTAATCTTATTTTAAACAACAAAGATTCTCAATCATTGAAAACACAAATTAATGCTGAGATTAAAAAAAGTCTTACTCTTGCTAAAGAGAAGGCTAAAGGTAAAGCTGTTAAACAAGCTCCTAGTCCTTTTGAAGATGAATTAATTGATGGTAAGCCATCAGGTAATGTTATCTTTAAATTTAAGACTAAGGCAAAAATTATAACTAAAGATGGTAAAGTAATACCTAATAGAGTTGCATTGTTTGATAGTACAGGAACACCTATGGTTGATGCAAATGTTTGGTCAGGTAGTGAAATGAAAGTATCAGCAGAATTGATACCTTATTACACAGCTATGGCAGGAGCAGGAGTGTCAATGAGACTAAGAGCTGTTCAAGTAACTAAGTTAGTTGAAGGTGGCTCTAGTAATGCTAAAGGTTATGGTTTTGATAGCGTTAAAGATGGCTATGAACAACCTAAAGCAGAAGTAGTAGAAGAAAATGTATCGCAGGAAGCTACGTCTGACTTCTAAGCAAGTTGGATTAAGATACGGATTTCGTTCAGGCTTAGAAGAAGCAATAGCGAAAGAGTTGAAAGACAATAGTGTAGTGTATGAATTTGAAAAGACTAAGTTGAAATATACTAAGCCTCAGAAAGTTCATACCTATACTCCTGATTTTCATTTAACAAAGAAAAAGATTTTTATAGAAACTAAAGGATTATTTACTACTCAAGATAGACAGAAAATGAAATTGATTAGGGAGCAATACCCTAATTTAGATATTAGATTAATATTTTCTAATTCAAGAGCTAGAATAAGTAAGAAATCAAAAACAACTTATGGAATGTGGTGTGAAAGATATGGATATAAATATGCCGATAAACACGTTCCGAAAGAATGGATATGAACAACGTAAGAAAAGAAACTAAATACATTGTTATACACTCTTCTGAAACTAATCCTACACAGAATTTTGACGTAAAAGATATTGACATACAGCATAGAAAAGAAGGTCTATTCTCTTGTGCATTTCACAAAGTTATTACTAGAAAAGGTGAAGTACAAGATGGAAGAGATATTCAAGTAGCAGGTGCTCACGTTGATAGCTCGGTTAAATTGTCAAATAAAAATTCTATTGGTATCTGTCTTGTCGGTGGACAGACCATAGAAGGTAAGCCCGATTGTAATTTTACTTTTAAACAATACGAAGCTCTTTTAGAGTTAATTCGTGATTTAAAAAAAGATTATAAAGAGGTTAATATAGTTGGTTATAGAGATATGACTGACTCTTTATCTCCGCATTTTAACGTAAGTGAATTGCTGAGGTAGTTTGTTTGTACCCCTTGAGAGAGTATATAATACTCAACGGAAAGTCTTAAATGATTGAAATTGTGAGGCTAAAGCTCTCAAGGGGAAAATATTTA